TGTTTTCTGCACCCGCCAGATTAAGCGCGTTGGTGTAATCCATGATCGCCGTGTTGTTCCGCATACCTTGCTGTGCAGAAAGTTCGGCAATGTTGCGGCCTCTCATAGCGTTCTCATTAGTATAGTAATCTTGACCGTACTGACCCGCTTTAAGCGTGTTGCTCAAAGTCGTAGTGCCATAGTTTAGCTTGTCTGTGGTCAGGGACCGCGCCATGTTTCGCTCGGCGTTGGTCATGTTTTGCTGGTTAGATGCCGCACCCTGCAATCCCGCAATGTAATTCTGGGCATCTGTAACCGAGGCAAGCATATCCTCATTGTACCGTTGCGCGGAGAGGTCGGCATTGGCTCTTTCCATTTGCACCCGCAACGTCGAGTTTTCCATTCCTTCCGGAATATTTGCAAGTGCCTTGGCATACTGGTTGTCCAATGCACGTTGCGTATTTTCCTGCCGCATTTGCATAAAACGTCCCGTAAGGTCGCCCTGCATTTCCACAAAGTCTGTAGTCTTTGGGGCCATCATTCGCGCGTAGCGGTCACGATAATATATTTCGTCGTCGGCCTCGTTCAAACGCACATCGGCGTATTCACGAAACATATCTTCCATGCCGTTTAGTCGGGCAATGTCGTAGGCAGTAAGGTTATCAACCTCGCGCTTGTTTCCAGCTTCCTCGTTTGCACGATTGAGCGCAGTAAAGTTTGTAAAGCCGTCAATAATGTCGGGCGTGATTTGCCCAAAGTCGCCATAGTTAGCGAGAGTGCCACTAATCGCATTAGATATTGAAGTGCCACCCGCTGCATACAGGTCAGCTAACTCATTATTTCTGCAATCTCCTGATTAACCAGACCTTCACTTGCACCTGTCAGACTATCGGCTTTGTTGCTTGACCGGATCGTTGACCCAAGGTTAAGCACACCCATTCCAATGTCCACATATTCGGACCAACTCATTAGGTGTACTCCCTCTTAAAATATATCAATAGAGCGACCAAACCCCTCGCGGCGTCTGCGCTGATAACCAGACGTTCCGGTTAGGCTTGCGTTGCCTATCGGTACGTTTACATATCGGATCTCGCCAGTGTCCTTGTCGCGCACCGCGCGGCGTTCATAGACGCCATCTTCCGAGACATTGCTTGGCACGACTTGCCCAAAGTAGTTGGCTTGAGGCGCAAACCCAAACGCATTTTGGAACGTCTGAGAGTTGTAACCAGAACTGTTATTGTTGTTCATCGCCTCTTGGATCATCGCTAATACTTGATCACGCGACATGCCTTGCGTAGCTGCCGTGCTAGTGTTTGTCAGCAATGCGAGTTGCTGGCGAAGGTTGGCAACGTCAGCCTCTAGCTCAGTAATATACCCGTCTTGGTCAGCATCAGCAAAAATATCATCTGCTACGGCAGGGTCCACAACAGTTGAACCATCTGGTTGATCAGGGTCTACTACCGCTGGATCAGCGTTAGGGTCAGTAACAGTTGGGGTCACTGGTGCAGTAGGCCCAATAGCCCCGACATTGTAACCCATCGGCAAAGCAGGGCGGGGGTCATCGTCGCCATCAGACGGTTCGGGATTAGGAATTGGGTCAGAACCCTTCCTCAAGGTTGCCATAATTCTTTCGCCCAGAGACATTTCCTTGGCGGGTGCGGCTGTCCCACCACCAGACGTTGCGGGTGCGGCTACTGCCGATGTAGGGGGTGAGGCTGTGCCATCAGAGTTGCGTGTCCAACCATAGTTCTCGACCAATTCTTTGTCGGCTCCGGTCTGGAACCCTGACTTTAACATACCTTCTGTTTCGCCAAGGGTTTGTGCGTTGACCTTTTTCATAGCGTTCATAAACGCCGAACTATCTATAGGGTTTTCCGATGCTGGCGTTTGAGTTGGGATCAGCGGAGAGAAGCCCGCAACAGGGTTCGTTTGTGAAAGCGCAAGTGTTTCTTCTTCTGAGATTTCAGGGAAAGCTTCTCTCGCCTGACTGTAATTTGGACCCAACGAAACTGGCTCGGTTATTGTAGTCTCTACACCGTCAGCATCCGGAACACTGTTGCGATAAAGAGTGCCGAATTGGGCGATGTTTTGCCCATCGCTATTCAAAATACTTTCGTTGTCGTTCCAAGTCGCGTTGTAAACCTTTTCTGATTGGGACCAGACTGCATAACCGTACCCGCTGGCCTACCGTCAGGGAGGAGTGGGACTTCCATAGTAATCAGTACCGCCAACCAAGTCAGTATAGTCGTTACGCGCTACTGCGGCGTAACTCCTTCCCGAAGCCGTTTCGTTCTGGTTCGGGTCTANNGCGGTGTAGCCCATGCTACCCGCGCCCGTTGTGAAGTAATCTTGAACAGCGTTCTTATTCATGCCCACATTGAAGTTATACATGCTGTTATTTACCGCTGGCATTGCGAGTGCGTCCAAGGCTGAAACATCGCTTTCGCCCGCCTCAATAAGCTTGGCCCAATAATCAGTGCCGCCATTTCCAGACGCCGGTTTCATACTGTCTGGGCCATCTGCCCGACCTAAACCCCGACCCCCAGCGTTTGCTTTTTGAGTTGTCGCACTAGCCGTATCAACCGACCCAGCATTGGTCGGCGTGGAAGTTTTAGCCATTGCGTTATCAAGAGCGCGATCTTCACCAGCGACAGCCGTTGAATACGACTTGCCTTTGTGGGTGAAAGTTTGACCCGCACCCTTGTTTCCACGGGCTGTAGAAAATGCCTCGTTGAAAGACATATCATCGTTTACGCCGCCGTTATCGTCGCCACCGCCACCGCCATCGTTATTGTAGCAAATACGATTGTGAATATTCAGAGGGGAGAACGGGTTGATCAGACTTAGGCGGCTCATTGCGCTGTTCCTTTTACATATTTTGCTGGTCGCTGTGACCCGCTAAGTTTCCTAGTTGCAGACGCAAACGGGCGATCTGGGTACTTTGCTGACAAAGTTTTCTGAATATGACGAACAAAGGAAAAAACATCCTTCCTATCGCCGTCACAAACAAACTGGCAAATATGCAAAGCCTCGCCATCGTCCCGCGAAAAAACTTCTTTGCCGTCAAATTTGTTCTCTTTGATTTCTTTCTTTTCCAGAAACGCATAAGAACAAAAACCAATTAGGGTGTGGTCCTTTTTGAACCACGCCAACCATTTATCGTGGTCTAACGCTGGCAGTACAGAATTGGTTAGAAGGAAAAGCGGTAGCTTGCTGTAATAGGCGTCACGCCCAAACAACTCTGTCACCTCTCCTATCATTTCCAATCTTTCAGACATTTAGTATCTCATATTCTTCTTGATCATGTCATCGACGTTGTAAAATTCCAGCATCCCCGTTTTGGGATTGAAGGAACCAGCACCGCCAATGTCTTGTAAAAGTTTCATGGTGAATGGTGACGCATGAATAACCATCGTGTCGCCATTGCGTCCTTGATCAGCAATTTTTTCGCCAGCAGCAGCCGCCGCCTTGCGATCTTTTATGCTAGTGCCAGTATTTGCGCCAAAAACATCGGCGGCATCGTTTGAACCCAAGATCATCGTTGAGAAAGGCATTTTATAACTCCGTTGTTATTGAGACTTTAACCTTTTTGTGTTCGGTAAATCGTCCCATTTAAACCATCATTCCCCGCGCACTATTTGCAATCGTGCGCGTAATCCCATTCGTGGAATATTCCGCTGTTTTAGAGCCGCTGTCGCCTTCACGCCGCGCGATTTCATCTAGCAATTCATTTAATCGGTCTTGATGGGCGACATACAAAGGTGTGCCAGCCTCATAGTAAGACCCTTCATTGCGAAGCTGGGCTAACTCAGTGTTCAAAAGCGTGTCTGAATAACCATCGAATTGCTTGGCTGATCTGTACCGACCAGCAAACCCGCCATCTATGTTTGTATCGCCACTGGCAGACGCGAAGGTTATCATTTCCGCTACGTCTTGCATGACCGCTTGGTATCCATCGGCGTCATTCTTGTAAGTCGTTTCGACATAGCCTGTGTCCTGATCACCCATCACCAAAGCGATCTGACCATCACTTGTCATTTCAACGCTCATGTCGCCCTGTAAGTTGTCTTGGGCCTCGACAGGAAGCTCAGAAACCATACGCTCAATGGCGAGTGATGCTGTCTCAGCCAAAGCGAAGCTTTCAGAGTTATCAGCCGCCGACAAATGCGCGGGGGTTGCCCCGCCGTTGTAAGTAGTGGTCGGCTTACTTTGTCCATCAACATACGCATATTCCATGAATTTTGCAGGGGATGTGCGAGTGGACAGTTCGGGGGCTTTAACCTCAGAATATGTCTCTTGTTCTCCCACGGGCGCGGCTGCGTCAACAACTTGTGCTGTGGTTGTTTTTGAAGTGGAACCCGAAACAGACGGCCCATCGCCACCGCTGTTAGTAGTTACTACAGGGTCCGAACCCTTAAACTCACTGTCCCAAAAAGATTTACCGCCACTGGTAAACATTGAACCGTCTTTATCAGTATCGAAAAAATCATTAACCATCGGCGCACCGCGCTTTAGTGCTACACTCGCCGCATACGCCATTGGGTTTGCAACAAGCGCGACCACGTTACTAACCATGCTGAAAGTGCTGTCTTTGTTTCCGTCGATGCCGCCGCGCAAGCCGCCTACTTTTTGGGCCTCTCCGCTAGATATGTGTCCGTCATTGTTCGCATCAGCCGAACTAAAGTTACCGTGACCATAGGTATCACCAGAGCGACCCATACCACCGCCGTCAAACATATCAGATACGCCAGTGTATCCACCGAAAATACCATCATCGTTGTCTCCGTCCCAACCGCCCTTTAAACCGCTGCCAGATTCCGACTTTGAAATGTGACCATCGTTGTTGCTGTCGCGGCTTGAGTTATCAACGGATGAATAACTATCCCCTGAGTTCCCTGGGCCACCACCGTCAAACATATCACTAATACTGGTGTAACCCCCGAAAAACTCTAACAAACCTGTCTGTGGGTTTCGCGTGCCAGAACCAATTTGTTTGAGTAATTCGACTTCATCCTTGTTCACATGCACAAGTTGCGTGTCTCCGTATCGGCCCATGTCCGATAAAGATTGCGCGATATTTTGCATCTGACTTTTGGATAGCTGGTTAGACATTTGTGATTACCGCCGCTAATGTTACTTCAATATTGGTCAGGCTGTTTGCGCTAGTCACAGTGAACGCAATTTCTTTGGATGTGGTCACTGCGTCGATAGCGATTGAGGCTGACAGGTTTTGCTCGGTTAATGTCGAGGATGCCGAGATTACATCGCCCGCATTGATCCCGTTAATCCGTAGCTGCACGTTGGCAGAACCGGATGTTGATTTTACTGCGACAGCATCAATCCGGACGTTCTGTTTAAACGCGCGAGTGATGACATAGTTCCCGTTTGGAATGTTGCCTGTCGCTTGGAAAAAATAGGATCGCGTTGCGAATGTATCCGGAAGCTGTGCAATGGGTAGCTTTCCCGTGGCATCCAAACCCGCAACTCCATCCGCACTACCAATGTAGGTCTTGGGAACAACAGCGGTAAAATCTACATCGGCAAATTCCAAGCCGCCGCCCGTGCTGTTAATCCGCAAGAATTGCAGCGCATTTGTTGTGGTAAATGCGGGGATGCCCGTGTCTGGTGAGGTCAAGAGCCAGCCAGTACCGTTGTAGAATTTCAATACGTTTGGCGAGGACGCCGTATCCACCCAGAAATCGCCAGCGTTTGCCGATACTGGCTCAGACGCCGACACATAAACACGCCCACGGTTTGCCAGCAAAGTTGTAATACCCGCGACCTTGGCTTGTGGGATTTCATCATTGGTGATTGCGAGTTTGTTGAAAGGGATGAACCCATCAGTATTTGTGAATTTATCCTCAGTCATTAGACCGGACACCCGAACCTGTGATGTGTCCTCAATGATGATAAATGTTACAATGTCGCCCGCTGACATAGCTGATGTAAACGTAATGGTCGAGTTGGTGGGCTGTTGGGTATAGTCGTTTGTACCGCCTTGTCTTTGCAACACGCCGTTGCGATAGACTAGGACAGATTGGCTCTCAGTGTGGGTAAACGGAAACACCGCTTGAGCCGCCGCCGCAATTACATCTGAGCGGATATAACCGCTGTCGTTAGATGATTGCACTTTGTAGATTGTGATTAGGTCATTAGCCGCTGTTGCAGAACTAAGCGTCACAGTGTTTGCGGTGGGGCTATTCGTATAACTGGACAGTGCTTGCAACGCACCGTTGACATACAGAACAATCGCGTCAGCCGCCTCATGGATAAAGCTGAAAACGGTTGTGCCTGTCGGATACGGGATTGCAGTATCAACCGTAGCGTTCACAACATGGTCGGCGCGGCCCGAAAACAATGGCGATCCGATTGTTCCAACATCTGATCCCGCCGTGCCTTTTAGTTCAGCAATAGTAGCAAGCTGTTTCCAACCGATTTCGGCCTCTGTATAAGTCCCAACACGGTACTGCAAACCGTTGATACTGTCGTTGCGAAGCTCAACAGGAGCGTCCAAAATACCGTTGGCATCAAAGAGTTTTGCAACCAATTCAGCAAGCGTATTGTCGCCCGCTTCTGCACTATTCAAATAACGAACAATGTTCTCAATATCGGCCCCAATGTTGCCGCTTGATGTGTGATTTCCAGGGTATAGAATTTTAAGGCGGGCCATTTTATTTTTCCTTGTGCATTAAGAACGCGAAAGAGATTACGGTTACATCGCTATCAACATCTTTATCTTCCGTGCGGAACCTCAATCGAACTCCGCGAAAAATATGGTTAAAGGGAAAGCTGTAGTCGCTTTTCAAAGGGGCATCGCCCCAATGTTGATCACCTTCAATTCGATCAAGGTTTACCTCAATCGTGGTCATTGGTCGGTCCAAATCATCCATAGCATCTATGTAGAACCGACCCGCACCCGTTGCTTGGATGACAAGCGAGTGTGTGCGCTTGCTGTTCAAGAAATCACCAAGCCAAAGCACGGGTGTTTCTGCCAGCATTGGAGAACGGCGAAGGTCGGACAGTCCAGTATCCTGTAGGAACACGCGATCTGTGGCTTCATAAACCCCATCCGAGGTTCCGAACATCAATCTTCCACCCAGAAACGCGCCACAGCGCGGGAGCAATGTATCGCCAAGCTGGAAGTTTACCATTTCATAACCAGACCGGAAATTCATCGACAACCGCTTGGTCTGCGTCCCGCCACGGCGGGGAAAGAAAACGTGGTAAGTCTGGTTGTCCTGATCGTATATCGCGGAAATCATGCGTGGGTCAGGTGTGGTCTTAACCAACTCTTGATACAGCGGTTCGACTTCATCAGACAATGAAGCTTCCGCAATCGTTATGCCGTTTTGCTCAGACCGCATAATTGAGTGGATGCCACGGCGAGAACAAAACAAAAGGTCAGAGCCAGCGTTCACGATTGAGTTGTGCGACACGCACCCGATCCGAAGGTTGGCGCGGCTGTCTAGCTGCCATTGCTCAAAGTCCGGATCAATGATGTAGACCAGAGTTTGATCCTGAGTGAACACCGCGAGGCGGTTAGCCTCAAACGTACCCATGCCCACAATCTTGTCAGCCGTACCGATCAAGTTTGAAATGTCGATGAAGCTGGCGCGGGTGACTTCCTCGGTTGGGGCTTCCTCTGCCAGAAAAATGTCCGGATCGTCAACGCGCGAAAACTCAATGACCGTGGGGCGGTCACTGAAACCAGACACGGCTAATCGCCGCTGGATCGGGACGCCAAAGGCGGGCTTGATCGAAGTGGTGGCAGTGTCGAATTGAAAGCCGTCATAGCGATACATTCTTTGATCTTCGGAAAAGATGTGAACCTTCCCCTTAAAGTTCGTCATGGTCACAATCGCGTCTTTCTTAAACGCGCTGTCCACTCTATGCCCGCGATCTGAGGCTAGGTGAGTGTTCGCCGCATCTTCCTCTGCGAAGCACACGCCCTCGCGGTTGTAAAAGCGTAGGGCTTTGACAGGAAAACGGTTCGATCCGGTATGAAGAAAAAACTTCGGGTCGCGCAAAAGCTGACCGCGATAATCAACAAAGCAATTATCTAGTATCCAAAAGTTTTGCTCTTTCTCGACTTCCATAGCCGTTATGTCACGGCTGCGATCAATGCCGCGAAAGCCGTAGTAGGTATTCGCAGACGATTTGATTGCAATGGGAGCGTAAGCTAATCGCGTCATTTAGTAATTCACCGTGCTACCGTTAGATGTTGTGGTCGAGGTCGTGGTTGTCACCCCGTCCGTTGTCGAGGTCGTGGTTGTCGTGGTCGCCTTGGTTTTGGGTTTGTATTTCTTATTGCTGCCACCATCTGTAATGGCGAACTCGTAAGATTTATTTCCGTAAGCGCGATGATGCAGCGTGTCGCTCAAATTGGCTTGGTACATCTTTAAGAAAACCATCGCCTTATCTGATCCTTGCTGGATAAGATAATGAGCGGTCAGCCCGTCAATCATAACCATGTCAGGAATAGGTCGCCACTGTGTCGGGTCATTGTAATAATCAATTTCGTCGCCGCCCCAATAAGGATTTTTACGCACATCCTCAATGACCCTATTGGCGAGTTCGATCATCATCATCATTACCTCGCCGTCTATCCTTGACGGCGAAAAGTTGCCCGCGCGGGTTAGTGCCGAGCGCACCAAATCTTCAAGCGGAGAAAACTTTTCTTTCCCCGCTGCAAATGGTTTTTGAACAGAGGCTTCAGCCATTATTCATCCTCACAGCTTATGATCCTTCCGGACCAAACGTGATGGTGCATTTTGAAACCCTCGGTTAAAGCCGTTGGGTACGCGCCAATGCACATACTGGCGTTCAACGTCCCAGCGACCATCAACCCCAACATCCCCAACTCTTATATTAAAGGCACTGGCTTCTGGATTAGCCGAAACGAAAAAGCTGTATTCAGACTTCTTATCGTTTTTTGGCGCATTGTTTTGGCGGGCTTTACGGGCGGGCTTTACCGCTTCCTCGTAAGCCTCGTTTTTTTCTGTTGTCGGATCGTCTGCGATAAAGTGACCGTCATTTGTGCGGGCGCGTTTACGGGCCATGTAAAAAATCTCCTGTTGAGGTTCGCCCTTTATTTATCCCTATTTATGCAACCACAGTCGTCCCAATAAAAAAGGGGAGCCGAAGCCCCCCTTCTATTTTTTTTATGGCTTACACATCATACATTGTCGTAATGATGTGTGCGTCATATTACGCGACAAGCGACCAGTTCTTGATGTAGGTGTGAACTTTGTCTTGCAACAGTTCTAGGCCACACTCGGTAAGGTATTCGTGCAGTACACTGTCATCCGAAGCGTTCTGACGATCACGCAAGAGCGAAGTATCCCGACCTTCCATATACCGATACTTGATATAAGGCATGTCCAAGATCACCGCTGCATTGTCCATTCCAGGGACCATGCGGAATTGTGGGTGAAGATGAACCATAAGATCACCCGCGAAGCTGGAATATTGGGTCATCCCAACGCCATAGCTGCCCTCAACAACGGTAGGCGACCAACGGTCTTTACCGAATTTTTGAAGGTGTCCAGCAACTTTCGCACCACAGAACATGACTTTTTGCTTAGAACCGAAAGCAAAAATATCTTCAATCAACGCACGGTCAAACTGATCCTCTGTCATCGTGTTAGATGCTGTCGAGCGATCAAGTACGTTAGACATGGTTGTGGTCAACCCGCCAGTGTAACGGCGAGGCTGGGAAGTCGAGCCATTGGTTTCGTGCTTCTTGCCGAAAAATAGCGCGCGCTCAATATCCATCATGTGCATTTTGAGGGCTTTAGTCGCCATTTCATCCTCTTTGTCACCCGTCCGAAGATTGGTAGCTTTCAAGGTTTCGGTGACGGTAAACGCTGTGCGGAAAATCTGAGTGAAGTTCGATGATGTACTTGCATCGAAGCTTACGCCAGTTGGAGCGGATGCCCCTTCCTCGTATGCTGTACCCGCGATAAACAGGTCAGCATCGTCAGCGATTTGGTGGCTAGTGCCGCCAATGTTACGCTCAACGGTCAGCGTTGTTGCACCACTGTCAGCGGTACAGCGCATGACTTCGCCAGTTGTGGCGTTCACAATCGTTGTGCCTTTGACAGCAAACAGGTTGTCATTGCCAGCATCAACCGTGATCGAAGTTGTTGATGTAGATGCAACCGCACCGTTCACCTTTAACTTACGGTCAGGCAATTCATCGCGGAAGTTTTTATATTCCGGATCGTCTGTTGCCTCGGATGAAGTCATCGCAAGCAATGCACCGAGCGGTGAAGTGCCGTTTGGTTCTAAAAGTGAATACAATTCACGGTAGTTTTTGGGGCGGAAGTCTGTTCCAAACTCACCTGTACCCCGAAGCCCTAAGATAGCAGCCATTTGCTAATCTCCTAATTAGTGTTTCGGTTTTCGAGGGACATTTAAAATCGCGGGAAACACGCAACCTTCAATTCCCTAATATCTGTACCCGTCTGGTGAGGCCGTAGCGTCAACGGTTAATGACATTATTCAGAATTAAGTGTTGCGTGTCGTCCCTCTTTTTACGGGTTGCGCTTTGCTAATGCAGCGGCGGCTAACCGATCCATAGTAGTGTCGCCTTGAGGTTCGGCGGCGGGACCAACAGGACCGCCCGATTGCGTTTGCAAGAACGCTTGACGGCGGGCAGACATATCTTTCAACCGTTGGAACTCAGGGGTGTTCCGCTGGTTGGCGAAGTCTTGCACAACCTTCATAGTCAAAGCTTGATCCGCAAAATCCTCAGACGTATAGCCGCGCTCACCAGCGTAGGCTTGGAAGTCTGCAACGGCTTCATCCGGCAAGCCAGCCGCAACTTGGGCGGCGTCCAGATTATTTCCGATGGATTGCCTGATAACTTCGCCGCGATCTGTCTGTGCTTGCTGTGCGTTCTGAACGCCCTGTTGCGCTTGCTGCCCCATCCGCTGAGACATTTGCTGCATCATATTCATGCCTTGGCCAAGGCGTTGTTCCATCGCGTTTAAACGTGCAGCCGCTTCCCTATATCCAGGGGGTAATGAGATAGCGTTCTCGTCCTCATACTTCTTTAACTCAGCATCCATGTCAGGCTGTTGAGCATTTGGAAAAGGCTGTTCTGCCTTGGCACTACCATCTCCCGCTGGGCGGGCTTTACCCATCTGTGGGTCTTTTGTGTAGGCCATCATTGCAGCTTGCATAAGTTTAGCGACTTGCTCTGGCTGTGCGCCCGAAACCTTCATCATCTTTTCAGCAAAATCGTTGACAGGTTTCATCTGGCTTTGTTTGAAATTCAAATCGCGGTAGCGGTCAAAAGTCGCCCCGATCTGTTGAGGCGTCAATTCTCGCTCGGCCTCGCCAACTTGAATTTTATACATTACAGCCGCTTCTTGCGTTTTGTCACCCTCAGTCTGTGGTGAGGCTACTTGAGCCGCCGCCTCTTGAGGGGTCGCGTTCTGGGCGGGCGTTCCTGTTTCGGGTGTTTCGCCGCCCTGTTTTTTCGCCGCAATGCGGGCAAGTTGATCTTCTTGTTCTGCCATCTGTCTGTTCCTTTACTCGGCCTTAGCGGAGTTTGTAGATTGTTCTAATGCAAGTTCGCCCTCTAACTTGTGTATTAGGCGTTCCGGTAAGTTTAACAGTTGTTCAGCCGCCCAAATCGAACCGCGCTGAAAATCCATTTGCTGTTGGGTCATGTCAGGTGAACGGGCCATCATAAGCGCAAGCTGTAGAATTTCGTCTTGCATGACTTTGTTAATTTGTGACCAAGCGCGGCTTTCAGAAAGGGCGATCAAGTCTTTACGTTGAGTTTTAATTGACATTATTTGTTCGTAATCCCCGATGCTGGTTTCTTTGTAATCGTCGCCTTAGACGCAATGATTGGTGAGCAACCTTTTTTGATCAGGGGGTTAGGTTTTTTTGCCAACTTTCTTTCCTTTCTTCTTAGG